CTTGTCGGGGCTAAACGTGATCCTGGTGATCACGGCGGCGAAGGGAGCTCCGCGCGCCTGCAGTTCGTCGGTATAGGCCTTCCACACCTTGAGCGAAGCCGGCGGCACCTTGAAGAACACCGGCGGCGGTGGTGTCGTCAGCGAAGCATCCAGTGGCGGCTTGGTTTTCATGTACGGCAGCAGCACGACCGCGATGCGCTTATGCTCCTTGCAATCCTTGCCACCTCTATTCGGCTTCCACTGGTCATGCGGACAGCCGGCACAGGTCTTGTGCTGTTGGATTGGCACACCGGGATCCGGTACCTCACCGCCAAGGCTGGCACAGGTCGGCGGATTGTTCGAGTCTTCCTGGTAGGCACCGGGATAATAGACCCTGGAATTCCCCGGACCGGGATGGATGCCGACGATCACCACATCGAGATATGGCAGCGGATGGCCGTCAGCTTGAATGAAGGAATAGAGCTCACCGCCACTCTGCAGCTTCCAGATCTTGCCTTTCATCCTGATGGAATGGAAATCGCCACCGCGGATGCTGTCCGACAGGTTGTGGTGTGGATTGAGGTGTCGGAACTTCTCGGCAACCTGAATCTTACCGTTGTTCGCGGTCATAATCAGTCAGTCCTCTGTTTGAGATGGCGTACCGGTACGCACATTGACATAGCGCATGCTGTTGAGCTTCACGCCAGGCGGCAACTGATTGTTGGCTTTCAGGAATTCCTTGCACGCGGTGCTGTTGGGCCGACGATCCAAGAGCTCGTAGGCATCATGTTCGCGCACATAGTCGATGAATAAATTGGGATCAGAGCACGACGCCGTATCGCGCACTGCTGCTGATACCGTGCCATATTCGGTGCGAGCCATCTGCTGACCAGTAGCAGCCAGCCCATGCAGCAGCCGTTCGGTCAAAAGCTCTCTGAGTCTATATGGTTTTGCAAGCTCTTGCTTGTGTTGCTCTTCGATTTCTTTGATTTTATTACGGCAGTCGACAAAGGCTTTTACCAATTCATCGAATCGAGGACTCGATGTCATCTTTCCATTGTTAGACATTGCTTACTCTCCATTAGGTGGTCGATGTTTTTATTAGTTCCAGGAACGCATCTTGTAATCTCGCTTTGTTACGCAACATTCCGTAGACCTTGCATTCTACGGCAGTCGATTGGATGTGTAGAAACAACTGCTTATGTTTTTGTCCCACCCGACGGATGCGGGCGTTGGCCTGCTCGTATTGCTCCAACGACGTCACCGGGCTGTACCAGATGATGGTCGTCGCGGCAGTCAACGTGACTCCATGATGGAGACACGCAGGATGAGCTAGAAGAACTTTGTATTGACTGGTGTTCTGGAAGGCGTTGAAGATCGTGCCACGGTTCTTGAGAGTAATGTCTCCATGAACCACGGCATGGTCGACCTCTTCTTCGGTCAGTAGAGTTGATAGATTATCGATCAGGTGCCGCCAGGGGCAGAACACGATGACCTTATGCGCCGCCTCCTCCAGCAATTCGAGAAACAATTGCTGGCGCGGTGTCGAGTCGAGTTTTGCGTAGAGCGGTGATTTAGAATAGACATAGCCACAGCCGATTTGCAACAATTTCCCAAGCGCGACTGCAGCGTTTGCGGCAGTTATCCGCTGCTCTTTTATCCAGGCAATATATTCATTTGCAACCGTTCGATATGTGGTGGCTTGCTCTTCACTGAGCTCCACATCTAGTGTACGCACGATCGCTTCTGGCAACTCCACCACATCATCCAGGGAATAGCGCACCGACGGCTGCATCCAGCTGAAAGCGGTCTCGATTGCGCCCTCCTTGGGCACCCATTTATACAGATCCACCTGCTGCATCAGCGCGGTCTTGGCCCAGGTATAGCTTTTGGGCACGTTCTGCGGTGTGAGGATCTTGCACTGGTTCCACACATCCACAGGCGATTGCGGCATCGGCCGGCCGGTCATGCCCCAGACCCAGGTGAATCTCTGTGCAAACGCTCGCATCTGCTTGGATCGCTTACTATTGTTGCGATAGACCGCGAGCTCATCGAGAATCAGTGTGTCGATGTCGGTGCGCGCCTGCAGTTCCAGCACGATGGTTTTTAGTCCATCATGGTTGATGATGAAGACATCACAGTCGCTGGCGAGGGCATCGAGCCGTTGCTGTTTGCTTCCGTGCAGCACGGCGACCTTGATCTGCGGCATGATCAGGCCAATCTCGCGCTGCCATACGAACTTCAGGGTACTGAGGGGCGCCGCGACCAATAATTTATTGGCCACGCTGGCCTGGCGTAAATAAAACCAACTCCACAGGGCCGCGCGGGTCTTGCCGGTGCCCATATCGTTAAGGATATATGCGCGCTGGTACGAGGTCGCGAGTGCAGCAGTGTTCTTCTGCACCTGGAACGGCTTCTCGCCGTCAGCCGAATTCCAATCGAAATAATACAGAATCGGCGGCGGAACATCGAGATCTGCCGCGCGTAATTGGATCTGACTGTAGGGGTGGTGCGGGAAAATAGCGTATTTTTCGTTGCGGTAATTAATCGTCTGAGCGTCCGGCCACAACGCGCAGACGCGATCGTATGGCACTAGGAGCCTTTGCGAGCGGGGGTGGATGATCGGAGAACAGGGCACTGGCAGCCTCCAAAGAATCAATTACAAATACTAATCCGCCGGCAGCTTGGATATTTTCTATGGTCACCCACTGAATTTTAGTGGGCTTGGCACCAGGGCGCTTGGTCTCGACGGCGAAATAAGCACCTTGGTAGCAACCGTGGCAATCCAGACAACGATCGCCCATGCCCAGTTGGACTGGCCAATGTTGGTAGGCTCCGATTTCTCGTAGCCTTTTATGTACTGCTGCTTTGATTACTTTCTCAAGCACCGTCGTCACGAATTTTAAAGCGGCACGCTCCCTTGGTCGCCAGGAGCAGGATGATCTGGTAAATAGTCCGGAGCTCGCGGGCTGCCGTCTGGCTGTTTCATGATCGCCACGCTCGCCCACATCATGGCGGTTCTGAAGGTCCGCATGACATACGTTTTGTCGGACCCAGGTGGGAGATTTTCACGCAGCACTGCTCCGAACACCTTGGCAGCCTCGCGCACAGCAAGGAGCCTCGCCATTTGGATATTATCGGGCGTTACCACGTCGAAGGCAGCGGTTTCATCATTTGGCATATTATCTCCCTCTCGCTTGCCGGGTCTCGCGGGCTCCTGACTCCCCGGTTGTCGCGTTTCTGACCGGTCCCGCTTCTAGCAAGTCCTTGCACCTCACCCTTGGACTTGCATAGCCAGCGCACCCGAAGGTAGCGGCGAGGTGGCTAGAACTTATTCACACGAATGGTTGTTTGGTCGCGGCCTTGACTGCCCACATTGCTGCATCCTCGATGTGGGTCATGGCCAGCGCCTTGAGACGAGGAATCTCCTTACTATCGTCGCCAGATTTAATGTCGTCGATCAGATCAATCAGATCTGCAGCAGCGCGCTTGATCTCATCGACTGCAGGATTTTTGCTGGGATTGAAGCTGATGCCGACGCGATATTCTCCTAGGGTCATTTTAATCTCCTACTTTGGCATGATTGAAGTATCCTGAAAAGAAAGGTTGTTGTGGTTGTGGTTGTGGTTGTGGTTGTGGTTGTGGTGATTCCGTTTCAGGTGGTTTTTCTTTTCTGCGAACAGATATTATTTCATTGCGTACATATTTACGAGGGGCGTTGTTACGTGCTTCTGTTTCAGTCTCAGCGTTGACATCAACTGCATATATCAAAAATTGTCCGCCCGGTACTGTAGTTTTAACAACTACTTCCCATTCAGGTTCAGGCTTATCTAATAGCCTAAATTCGAATGTTCCTCTCCCTCCTTTTATACGTGTGGCTTTGATGTGGTATCCATGTTTACGACGTAATTCATTAATACGTCGCCGGTAATCCAGACAAACACGAGCCGCAAAAAATTTATTTGTTACTGGTCCAGCTTGTAAGTATTGAAGAATTTTTAGGGTAAGAGCATGCAGTCGCTCGTCTTCACCATCTGGCAATGTGCCGCGATAATATGTGCTCATAACTGGTTCACCTCCCCCCAAAAATTTTTCCAGAATTCTTGGGTCTCCAACTCATCTCTACTTGCTACATGAATACTGACATATTTGTCCTCTCGGCCAGGATAATGCACGATGCAACGAAACAAGACAAAACCATCAGGCCAAGGATGATCTGGATCTTCTGCCAACTCTTCTGGCGTTGCTTTATCGGCGGACAAAATTTCGCATTTTGATATCGTGTAGCCGTGCTGCCCTGATTTCCAAATTTCGTTCACTGTCATTTTCCATGATATTCGCAGCTTGATACCGGGCACCAGCGTTTGCAGAAACGCCCAGGCTGGGGTGGGAAATTGTCCTTCAAGGACGCCTGCCGCAGTCGCTCCACCCGCGGCATCAGCAGCGCCCAGTGATCGGCGGCTTCGTTGCGGTAGAGCGTCTGGGTGGTCTGATAATTCTCTTGCAGCCAGACGAAGTCCGATCGCACGCATTTGAGCTTGGGGAACTGCAAGAACATCATCAACGAGGTCAGTGTCAGTTGGATCGGATCCACGTTGGCGCTCTTGCCGGCCTTCCAGTCGACCACCAGGGCGGCTGCAGGCGGGTTGAAATCAAGCTTGACGGCATCGGCAATGCACCGCAGCCAGACATCCTTGGCAAACCATGTCGTCGGCTTGAGCTCGCGATTGATCGCCCAGCGGCAATCGTCCTCGATCAGGAGCTCGCCTTCGGTATCTACGACCTTGTCGATCCATTTTTGGTAGATCTGGAACTTGGTCGGCAGTGGGGTGCCAGCACGCAAAGCTTGTGCCAGTGCCGCATGAACGAGATCGCCCCAGGTCTGGTCGCTGGTCTTGTCGGTGAAGGTCTTCTTGATCTGAGTTTCGACGTATCGGCGCGGACAATCCTCGTATGCCTTCAAGCGGCTATATGACCAGGCAAACGGTTTCGGTTGAGCCGTAGTTGCGTCCATCTTCATGCTTTTGCATCTAGGTTTGAGATGTAAATTTAGACCATACGACTAGCGAGGTCAAGCGCGAGCGCCCCAAGATGTCGTGCGTCATGCTCATCGATCAGCAGGATGGTATCGGCCTCACGTACCGTCTTGTTGAAATAGAGTGCCACTGAACGCTCGATCTTCGCCCCCTCGCTGTGCTCCCACCCCGGCAGCATCAGCATGGCGTCGGCCTGCCGGCAGATCCAGGAAATCTCTTCGGGGAATAATTCGAATTTGAAGGCATAGTCGAGTTCGGCCTTGCCCATTTTCTGGATATACTCCAGCGGACCTAATTTCTCACGGGCGTGTTCGGCCGGATTGAACACCTCGCAATGCCCGGTGGCGCGTAATTTCTTGGTCACGTAGTCGAACAGCGGGAAATTATAATTCCCGTGCGCTGACATGGGGCCGGCGATATATATTTTCATTGGTGTTATGCCTCAGAGTCTTGTGTCTTCGCTAGGAGTTTGCCACATTGCGGACAGTAGGAATATGCGCCGATACCGCCTCCCATCATGCCATAGCCGAATTCAGCAGGCACCTTGCAATCCGAGCATTCGTCGGGATGAACTTTGGGAAGTTCAGGATCCTGCTCTGAAAAGTCGAGGTGGAATTTAGGTTCATCCGGTGTGTTCATTTTTCCTCACATAAATACCCGAAAATGTTTCTTTTCCGCAGGCGTGACAGATTTCCTGGTCTGGTTCCTTTATGCGGACAGGCACGCGCTCACCTTTTTGTTTACGCCAGCATTCATCACAGATGGGCACTGTCATGGACGCTGTCATGCGTGCCCAGCCTTCATTTTTTCACCAGAGTGAAAGGCGCAAATTTCGGTTTGGCTTGCTCGCGAGTTTTTTCGTCTAACAGTTCGAACCGGCGAGCTTTTCTGCTAATCAGCGGCCAGGCATAGCCCCGGCGCATTTCCAGATGAAATTCCTCGCCTTCGTCGTCCCGTAGGATGACGGTGCCGTCCTTCTGCAGCTTGACCTTGACGAAATGTGGCAGGCTCATTTTATCTTCTCATTTTCGATAACTGTGATAACTGGCAATTTTCTCCATCTTGCATTACTCAGCCAGGGGTCGACCATAAACCACACTGATCCATCGTCAGCGAGCGCGTAGAGCGTGCCGGTTGGTTCATCGTCGGTTGGTATTTCGGTGGCAGCGATCTGAATAAATTTCATTTTTTGACCTCTCCGTAATTATTGCCCTCGCCAATCTCCACCGCCAGCGGCAATCCCGGCAGCCATTTGGGCTCACGGGTCATTTCCTCGGAAATAATTACCCGCACATCTGCCACAATATTCTCTGGCACCGCGAACAGGAGCTCGTCATGGCTCTGGAGCGCAAAATTATATCCGCGTCTGGACAGTCGCACGGCTGCCTGCATCACCACGATCCGGGCCAAGGCCTGGACAATATTCTCGAATATTTTGGCTCCGTATAATTTCGGATCGTCGTGGATATACCGCAGGGTCATTTTATTGGGCAGAATGATGGTGCCGGTTTTAAAGGTGAGCGGGCCCGTGTCCGGATCCGGCCAGCGGGCGAATTGATTGTTGGGATTATTTATGACGTTGGCCAGCAGGCGATCGAGTTGGTACCAGGCGCCCTGGATCCGGCTGAACAGCGATCGATAGGTGCGAACTGTCGTTTCGGCGATATTGACGTCGAACAGACCCTCGAGCGGAATGCCGTATTGGCGAGCCTGGGTCACCACCATGTTGTGAAACCGGTCCGGTCCACAGCCGTAGCCCAGGCCCAAGATGGCGGTCTTGCCGATGAATCTCTCGTTCGGATTGGCTTTATTGGTGATGGTACGGCCAAATATCACTCCGGCAAACTTGGCATAGACATCGTCGCCGCGGCGGAAAGCCTCGACCAGGCCGGCCTCGCCGGCAAGCTTGGCCACAATGCGGGCCTCGATCTGGGCGAGATCGCCGGTAATGAACCGGTCTCCTGGCGGGGCCTTCAGGGCGGTACGCAATTTGGACTTGGTCTTGTCCCGTGGCAGGTTCTGCATATTCATTTTCCACTCGCCCGACAGGCGATGGGTGTGCGCGCCGCCATAGCGCAGGGCGACCGGCAACAATTTAAGGTCGGAAACTGGTTTCTGACCATTTCCGACCGTTTCCGTCCACTGCAGCTTGGCGATATTCAGGAACCGCTGCGCCCTGGTCTCCTCGATGGTGCTCTTTTGCGACAGGCGGGCGGCCGCCAGGGTCTGCACCCGGTAATTGAGATCGTCGTCGGGGCTGCCGTTGTACTCGAGCAGATCCGCCATGAATGGATCGCTCTTGGCGAAGGCGGGTATGCTACGGCCGGTGGGCGAGATCTTGGTGACAACATCCACCCCCAGCGATTCTAACGCATCCTTGAAGCTCTGGGCGCTCATTAGGGCCGCTTTATCGTAGCCCGACTCCCGCAATAGGGTGTCCTTGCGCCGGCGCAGATCCTCGAGATGGAGCTCCAGCAGGGGAACGTCGGCATGCAGCCGCGGCACCACGGCAGCCCGCAACACCAGGTCCATCACCTGGCGCTCCTCGGCCGGGAGCTCCGGGTAGAGCTTGCAGTAGATGTGGTAGCATTCGCGCACGTCGTTTAGGGCATATTCGCAGAACGCCGGCCACAGCCCCACATTCTTGATGTCCTGGGCGTGCATGCCCTGGACCTTGTGGATGGTATCGCCCTTGGAATCGCGGCCAAATAGCTCCTTGATGACCGCTCCCAGGCTGTTGCGCTGATAATTCCGCAGCGCCCGCACCATGCCGAGGGTGTCCTGCATCAGCGCCGGCACCCAGCCATATTTCCAGGCCAGGATCGCCATATCGAACAGGGCATTGTGACTCGCGGCAATGGTCTGTTCGGCCGGATATTGCGTCAGAAAGGCCGGGATGTCGGCCGGCAGGATGATTTTAGGGGCGGGCCAATTGGTGTCGAACGCCGCCATCATCAGGGTCTGGTAGCGTGGATCTAAAATATACTCCGGCACGCTGAGGTGCCGGAGCGAATATTCCTTCGAATAGAAGGTCTCAAAGTCGACGAACAAGAAGCGAGTCAGCTTCATTGTTCAATCTCCTTTTAAATGAGGATCGTGCTCGGGCGCCCCCGCCGTCGGATGGGTTCCCAGGTATTGTATGCCGTTCGCTTCAGAACGCCAGCTTTGGCCAGCTTGTGCAGGTGGTACCAACTCTGCGCCCAGCCACCGACGCGCTTGGCCTCATCATTGGTGATCGCGCCCCGCTTTAGAGCTCTATTGAGCACCCGGTTGCGGGCTTCCTTGGTGTGCTTACGACTGTTGACCCGCCGTCGCCGCCCGCTGCCGTTGATCTTTCGCTTGCGCTTGCGTCTCATCCTTACCTCCTGCAATAGCCGCTCGCGGTCCCTGCTGCAGTGCGCTCTGTAAGCTCTGCGGCGGCCGCGGCATATATTGCGCAAATCGTTCACGATCCAAGCGATTTAGTTCTAATGCACTATTTAGCAAGTCCAATTCTTGCAGCAAGCGGTGAGCATGCTCCATGCCCATCCGCCGCATCTCGGCGATGACCTCTTCGCCAGCCTCGTTCGAATTCTCGGCCAGCCGCAGCAGGAATTCAGCTTGTGAGGGTTTCATTCAGTCTTCTCCATTGTTCATAATTCCAGGATAGATGCGTTTGAGGTCTTCACTGTTGATAAAAATCCGCAACCGTTTGGGCACCTTGTCAGTGCGACCCAGCCATTGCCAGAGCTCGCGGCATTGCCGGCGGTTAAGCTCGCCATTCAGCAAGACACCTGGCGCTTTTTCCTCCATCCAATCCATGGCGGCATTGAACAGGTTGGGGAATTCGCGGCCATCCTCGGCTATGGCCATCGTCCGCAGGTTAGGCACCCATTCGTAGTCGATTTTATAATTCATGGGAAGTAAATTTACATCAACGCATGGGCACCTGGCAAGAGGTCAGCAACAGCGCGACCACGATCAGCACAATACCAAGGGCAAGCGATAGCAGCACAATACGATCGAGGTCAGTCACGGCTTGGGATCCAGGGTGGACATGGCGAACTTGATGCCATCGAAGCAATGCGAGTTTGGATCGAAACGCGCCCCCCGTAGCCAATTATCGCCTTTGGCATATTCTGTCAGCGCCGCCCGCAGCTGCTCGATTTTGGTGCAGGTTGGACAGCTAGGGTTACCCGTACCCTCATGGTGCCAAAGATGACCACACTCGCCCTGCCACACCCGCTCGGGGTTGGCTAATACTCCGTATTTAATGCGCAGCCGCTCGTTTTCGGCGCGCAGCTGACCGACTTCGGCGGCGGCTTCCTCCACGAGTTGCGGGTCCACCATAACACTAATCAGTTTTGTGGGCGGCTCTCGGGTCATGGCTTGGCCTTCAGGGCGGCTTTGGCCCTATCAACCTGCACTCGTGCTAGGCTGTGTTGTGCGGGAGAAAGCCGTTCGGCTACGTCAATCAGCTCTAGCCCAATTGCTCGCAGCCGCTCGTTTTCAACGCGCAACGCATCGTATTCCGCGAGCATAGGCTCGATTTCGGTGCGGGTCAGCGTAATGCCCATGAACTTACTCTGCTTGGCAGCGCCCTCGCGCAAGCCCTCCATCATATCTGCTAGGGTCATTGGTCGCCTCCTACTTGTGCTTGCGGCCCTTCGGCTTCTTGGGCTTGCGCACCCGCATATCGAACTTCGGTGTCTTCAACGGAGGCGGATGCTTGTCAGCATCAACCGGCTGCGCATATTTGCCCTTGCGGCGACGTTTCGACGATGGCTTGAGCGATGTCATGTGGGGTCGTCCTCTGGACCACAACGGCGCAACACGTCTTCTAACCCAGCAATAATACCTTTCAACTGCTCGACCTCGATGCGCAGTTGTGCAATCGTAGCGATGTGGCGGTCGGCTTCTTCCTTGTGCCCGCGCAGCCGCTCGACCTCGGCTTGCAGCTTGATGTTCTCTATGTGCTCGTTGGTGGCGCGAGTTGTCAGCTCTTGCACCTCTTGCTCCAGCTGCTTGATTTCGGCATTTGCCATATCCATGACACGACCAAAGTGAGTGATGCGAAGACGTTCATTGGCAAGTATGCATTGCAGATGCTCGACCTTAGCCTGCAATTCCTGATATCCCAGACATGGATCGGCACCATCCGGCAGCATGCAATCTGGAAGCTTCATGTCTGCCATGGCCACTTTCCTATCAATGTCCGGCACATCAGCGAGAACAGCACCACGCCAATGGCGAGCTCGCACAGGGTCTCGATCATGGCTGGGCTTTCACCGCCAGGATACACATGAAGTTGCAGCCGTCCTGCTCGATATTGGTGGTGTGGCCGCACTCTTCGCAGAGTCCAAGCTTGTGGAAAACATTGGGAGTCTCGACGGTTTGCTTGGTGCCGCAATGGCTGCAATTGAATTGCTGATGCACGGTCGCGCCGTTCTTCACGGCTCTGTGAGCTTCGTCCGCCACCTCGTAAAAGGGATATAGATTCATTCGCTGTTCTCCCGGTGCTTTTTTTGCGCGTGCTCAAAATATCTGCCTACCGCCTCAGTAAATTCGGTGGATGAAATATTGTATTGGATTACGGCATAGGCTGTCGTTACCTGGAGGAGCAAGGTCATGACCTCGGCAACCATCAGCCTGGGATTCACTTCCGCACTCTCGCAGAGCGAAGAAAAATCGCTGATATTACGCGCAATTTTCTCGCGCAAATTGGTTGCCAAATCTTTAACGATGCGCTCATCACGGGTCATCAGCGGAATCCCTCTATGAACCGTTCGGCGGCGGGGAGATCGTTGTCCCTGGCGGCCAGCATTCCCACCATAGGTAGAAACGGATTATCGATTTTGGTGTCGGGGTGCTTACTCAAATCCGACAGCATGGACGAGATGGCGTTGTGGATGTCTCCGGTTTTGAGATATTCCCTTGCTCTTTGCTTGCACCACTCGAGGTGCTGTTCCCGCGATCGCATCATTATCTCCTCAAACCAACGGTGATTTCCAACGAGTCTTGGACACCGCGAACTGCACCATCGGCGAACTGTCGTGGTACTCGATATCATGCAGCACATCGCCCGGAAGATGCTTGCGTAGCCATGTCGAATGACCGCCCGCGCGCGCGATGGTCCGGCTGGTTTCTTCGTTCCAGCGTGCTTTAAGCGCAGTCACAATCAGGATGTGATGAATATAGCGGGCATAAAACTTGCTGATCCGCGCTAGTCGTTCCACCGTCAATGGCCCGGTGTAGTCGAGCCATGCCGCATCCCAGCCGCGATTCCAGCAGTCCAACCCCATCATGTCATCGATGTTGGCAAAAAAGAACGATGCATAGGACGTCTTCACCCCCATCTCGGCAAACGAATAGGACTTGATTTTCTTGAGTGTGGACTTCGGCGTATGCAGCCCCGGCATCTGCGCCACGGCCGCGAAATAGATCGCACGGTCGTTCTCGCAGGTGGTGAAGTAGGTGCCATTCGGCTTTGAAAACCGCATCCAACCAGCCTCACGCGCGCCTAACAGTTTGCGCTCGAACCGCCATTGCAGCCCCGGCAACGTCAGCATATGTAAATTGCCAGGCCAGTGCGAAGGATGGAAAAGCTCGAGCACCTGCTCGCGCGCAGCAGTCTTCTGTTCACCATCAATATTACGCGAGAAGACGATTCCACCGCTAGGCTCGATCATCCGTTGGCGTGCTGCCAACTCTTCCATACCCAAAAGCGAAAGCCGTTTTTGGTATGCGACCTGTCCAATCCCTCTTCCTTGGCTACTCATGTTCCGGCCTCTTGCTCAATCATCGTATCCCCTCCATTTGAATTGATGCGTGGGTTGTCAAGCCTTGAACGGACCATGAGCGGTGGTGTTCATGCGCACCACCAAAGGCACCGCTCTCCGCAGGCGAGACTTTCGTTACGAAATATCGACTCCCACGCTAACCGATACAGGCAATCGGAGCGGTGCCTAGCTGGATCGCAGTTGCTTGATCGTTCGCTTTATTGTTCGCTTGATTGTTTGCTTCCAAATATTACGAAGATAGACCTCGCGCCGGCGGCGCGGCTGCAGATTGCGAGTAGCCTTTTGGATGGCCTGGCGGGAGACACCGCGCAAATGCGCGACCTCCCCCACCGTGGCCAGACCAGAGCTAATCATGCTCATCGCAGCTTGCTGTTTGATATCCTCCGGGTTCACCACTGTGCTCTTGTTCATACGCAGACCTCTGTTTAACGGCTGCCAGATAGCCGTAGATAAAATCAAATTGATCGTCCCTGGTTTCGGTCAGCACGACTTTGGCAGCACGCCACCACACTTCGATTGCCATCAATTCGGGTTCTTTTTCGTGCAGATTGAATCCAAGCTCCCAGTAGTCGATTGTGTTTTTATCAGGCATTGATCAATCATCCTTTGTCAGCAGTAGATCGTAAAAATCGCTCACGAATTTCTCCGCTGCATCGCGCCGGCATTCTTGCGGGCAGCATTCCTTGATAATGAAGCTCGCCATGACATTGCAGGCAATCAAGACCTCTATCGATGAAGTGCCCTCTGGCACGATTGCCAGCATGTCGGCGGCGAGCTCAGTGATGTTTTTGGCTTTCATGGTCTTGCCTCTGTTGCAGTAATTTTCTGACTTTGGCTCCAGCCGCTTCGCTCAATGGCCCCATCTCGGCGATATAGCTCTGCAGCACGACCGCTATTGTGTTGGAGTCCGGCGCACGCTGCAGGATGATCAACAAAAGTTTTTCGCTGTCAGTCATCGTTTCAGCTTCCTTCGTTTGATAATTCAACGTAGCGTATTGGTTTACAATTGTCAACCTTAGTAATTTTACAAGTGCCGGACTCTCCCTGCTAGGGAAGAGAGCCCGGCACCGCTTGGCCGCATGCGTCAGGTTTATCAATGCGGCCGAAGCTCATCGCAACAGTGACAGCAATCCGATTGCAGCCATCAAGGCCAGAAAATACAGGCAATTGCGCACGGTCGGATTGTTTAGCAACTGGTGTAATTTGATGGTCATGACTCGACTCTTTTCTTCATCAAATATCCTTGGTCAACATACCAAAAACAACCAGCCCATGTAGCTAAAAACACAATCCCAAATGTCCATGGATGCGGGAAAAGACCAGATAACACGATCCCTGGAATCATGGAGATAAACGCAGCCACATGCGCGGTAAGGAGTAATACACCAACTACTTTTGCGATGCTTTCCAAATCGGTTGAAGTTATCATTTTACATTTCTCCACATTCGTAGCCACCATTGCCGTGCTCGCACGCCCAGTCCAGCAGGTTGTAATAGTCGCGGGCGTATTGATACAGACTGAAGCCCAACAGCGCGAACGCGAGCATGCTGACAGCCACCGCTAATTTGAACATTTTGGTCATAGCGTGCGCTCCATTTCGCCACCGCGCCGGCATGTCGACGCGCGCATATCGTGAAAGAGACCGGGCAACAGGTCCAAACCATAGTTGCGCGCTTTGCGCTGCAGTTCCTTGAGATTGTCGCCGCGTAGACTCACTTCGGCATGCCAGTAGAGCTCGAACCATCCACCATCGGCATAGACCATGCGGGACACGCGGTACCATCGTTTGGAGCGTGGCGTTGAGTTGCTGCTATGGTAAGCAATCCCCCAGCGTGCGGCTGCAACGTCGTAAATAGGCCCGGTTCCTGTCATCTCTTCATCATCGATCATGACTCCGACTCCGTAAATAGCAGCAAGGTACCGGCCGGGAATGGCGCTTGGGCTGGTTCCTCGGTGAACCACTGCACCACCAGCGGGCGGTAGTCGCTGGCGCACCGCGCCAGCACTTCGTTGGGGTTATTCACTTCGACTCGATTGAGCGAAATGCGATGGTCGCTGGCGGCGCGATAGGCTTGCCCGACATTGCCTTTGATGACGAGGTGGATGGCCATATCACTTCACCTTGACGATCACGCCGTCTTTGGCGATGGCTTGCGCGTACCAACGATGGGGCTGTGGATAATGTGGGCCCTCGAAATAGAGCACGCCATCGCGTGGCTCATTACCGCCAAATGGTCCCGGCTGGAAATAGGTGACGGCAGGGGCGGGGCGCGGATTGATTGTGTCGGCCAACACTGCGCCAACTGTCAATGTCGGCGCGCCGGAAACATAAGACACTTTGGCCGCTTGCCAAGCGTTCCAAGCTTCGACGGCTTGCTTGAATTCTTTCTTACTCTTGAAATTTTTAGACGTGTACATGATCATTGCCTTTTCGTTATCGGCAGAATTGCCGGTTATGCACCACGTTACCAAACGCGCGGCCGCGCCCGTGGTGCATAGGCTGCAATTCAGTGCAAACGATAGCTGACTGATTTGACATCATGCGACCAGCAGGCACGGCAGGTGCCGCATTTATGTCCCTGCAGCGGAGCGGGACAAATGTGACTCAAGGGGCCATCCGGTGCGGGCGCGTCATTCATTGGCGAAAAATGCATTGCCTTAGTGTGCACGCCAGACGTTGTTGGCCATGCTTTGGTCGCGGGTCCGTCGACCATGGTGGCACTGACTCGAATGACTAGGTTCGACGGCACCGCGCCACCTTGCGCTTGGTATTGTTTCACGAGTCCGAGCTCGCGCGTCGGCAACCAATGCCGGATGTGAGACGTCATTGCAGCCACTGCGCATATTTTAGTGAGATGCGCCACGCTCTGAATATCGCCCGAATCATGCCAGCGATGCCAGCCTGACTCAATTGCGCCATTGCGCCCGGTGCCGCGGGCATGCGCGGCGTTGAGCAATGTCACCATGGCGATAGTCCAAGACGGATGCGCGATACCGGCAAGGCGCTTTTCGTGCGCCATGGCGACACTTGGATAGAGGTAGTTTGCCTTGAGCGCGTAACAGCCATGGCAAGTGCTGCCTTCGATTTTAGCGAGCTTGCTACCGGTGAGGCAAGCATGCGCGCTAATGCCGTATGATGTTCCCGGCATCTTTGCGGGGTAGCCTAACGGACCCGCGATATTGATCGCGTCCTTTATCGACATATTCATGGTCTTGCCTATAGAGTTGGAATTTAAACGGTTGACTATTGTCAACCAGTAAAATGGGAAAGTCAAGCTCTAAATTTACCAGTCAATCCGATGGTCACGCGATCGCGCGCAATGAAGCGAGCGGCACCGACATCGGCCAAAATTTCATCGCGCGCGTTCCACCAGGCGAAGCGCTTGTTGGGGGCATGCACGAAATAATGTCGGGTCTCGCGTAGGGTGGAACCTGCTGGCTGGTCCCAGAACACGGTCACGCGCCAGATTCGTAGTTTTGGGATATTTCGGCTCATTTGGTCGTTTGCCTTGTGTTGGCGAGCCCGTAGGGAGCTCGCTGGTGCGATTTGAGTGGGGGGCCGGTAGGTAGGTGACCCCGCTATTTTGGTTGCGCTAGATTCCTACTTTAGTGATGCACTCGGGACCGAAGCCTTGTGCGACCGACTCCGGCACGGTCAATTTGCGGCCGCAACGGCCGCATTGGCCTTCGTGCCATATCTCCAATTGATCGGGCAGAGTGCCGCGCGCCAGCGCGCGCCAGGTCCAATCGAATGCTCTTGCGCTTGGTGCATCCTTGGAAATATCGCCGGCGCGCGGAATTTTGCGGCCGTGCCAAAAGATGCCACGCGCGATTCGCCCCAAATAGGCGTAGTCGGACTCGTTGTCGGCACCATGAAGCAAGCCGACAAAGAAGGTATCGCCGCTTTCTGCCGCGGCGATTTTATAGGTGAAGCGAGTGCCGGTTTTCTGCGATCGAAGCGTAATTGTCGCTTTGCCGGCAAGAATGAAGCGGGTGGCGTCGGCAGCTGACTGCAAGCGGCCGCGCATGTCATGAACGGCAGGCTGAGGCGCGCCAGTGTCCGACAAATCGTTGTCGAGGCCGTCAAAGATGGGATCGCGGTTCATGACTGCACCGTGCCGGGAACCAGCCAAACCGACTCGTTGCAGCCGAAGCGCGTGTTTTGACCGTACCAATTAAAGGCGAGGGCGAAATGATTGAATGGACCCGCGCTGTGGCCATAAGCATATTCTGCGAAATAGTAGAGGTACATGGTCGCAACTCCGTTTTGCCTTTAGAGCTCTGCGGCACCATTGCCGCGTCGACCGGATAAATTGCATGTTGGTTGACAATTGTCAACCTCAATTGCAAAAATAATTTTTTTATTCAATGGAATCAAGGCATTATAGATTTTTTTCGGGCGCAACCAAAAAAATCGCGCTGGACGGCAGGGCCCGGTGAAAAGGTTTGATCCTAACAATCTCGGAATCTCGCGTTTTCGAGGTCTCGAGGCCTCGATCAGGGGGTACTTTGGGCTCTTCCCGCGATTAGGACCATTTGTAACTAAATAATTAAAAATTTGACAAGAATCTCTATCGACAATTTATTTTCATTCAGAATCAATAGCTTACATGAAGGTATAATTTTATTCGTTACGAGTCTATATAATTAGGTAATTGTTTGCTTGTGAGATTTTGAGTGATTGTCTGGGAGAGGTCTCTCTATTTTTTTTGGAGCGGATTCCGAGATTGTGAAAAAAGATTAATTCTAAGTCATTGGATTCATTGGTTTTTTAGGAATCCGGTTTGGGGCTCTGGACTCGAGCTCTTGACCGGTCGGACAGGGGTGCGGATATTATGTCCGAGACCATGCATTGATATCATTAGGTTTTTTATTATGAATTAATTTCTACCTACACATCTACCAATATTCCGGTACCGTTTTAATTGCCTCTCGAGTTGGCCAGCAGCCGTGGTCTGTGGTGTAGGGGTAGGGGGTGACCCCACCCAGAGGGTGGCCAGGCGGCCGGCCCCGCGCATATCTTTTTCCTGGAGGTATGAAATAACTACCACCCCAAAAATCCAATGGTATTAAAATACTATGAGGTATTAAAATACTTATTCAAATTAGTTACCAAAGCTAATTATATGCGGGACGAAAATCTAAAAACCCAAAAAATCAATTTCCAAAATTCTAAAAACCCAAAAAATCAATTTCCAAAATTCCAAAAACCAAAAAAACCCTCCCACTACCAATTTTGGAAATATTCTGCCTCACGCTCGCCTGGATATTCGAATATAAATTTGGTCCGTCGCAGCGCCCACGACATTCGCCGCCCCTGCTTGGTAATAATTTGTCGGGCGCGTTCGACACTGAGGCCGCCCAGCCGCTCTCCCACCTGCCGATAGGTCAATCCTTCCGCCCGCAGCAGCCAGGCGTGCTCCCCGCGGGCGTTAGAAAATGTTTTCCAGGGAAAATTCGCACCACGCTCAGACCAGACCGGATATTCTTCGTTGCTATAATCCGGCTCCCGTGCCGGCTCCGGTTTCTCCACCAATTTTGGCTGTACGATTTCATGACCGGCGAAAATGTAATTGTCGAGCGCCTGCCGGAAATAGAGCTGGCGGCGCTTGCCGTAATTCAATTCATGGCTGAACTCGGTCGACCACCAGCCGAACTTGGAATAGAACCGCATCAGTAAATTGGAAATTTGGACATAGCCAATGGCTCGAGCGATCGAGCTCTGGCTCCTGCCGTCCAGGAACTCCTTCATGCACCAGGCGGCTTCGGCGGTGGTGAGGTGGCGATGGCGATACATGTTGAGCTCTTCTTCAGCATCGGGGTGAAGTGGTAACGAATCGGTGGATTCACGCTTTGTCCCGCTGTTTTGCTGTGTTTTTAGCCCGAATCTGCGCTACAACAGCACGCTCTCCAGTAGGTGACTTGGGGGGATCGGCTGCGCTGCCGGTCTCCTTTTCTTCTTTTCGATCATCATGAATCGATCTATTGATGATTCATGGGATGTGAGGCCCTAGTCCTAGACCAAGCACTACCCGACATCGCCATCCGCCTGGCGGACGAGGGGGTACCGCTGCGTGCCATCGCCCGCGCCATCAAGATGTCATCCGATCTGGTGCGCGTCCGTCTGCAGCGGGCGCAGGAGACCGGCCGGCTGCTGGACCTGCCGCGCGATGACTGGCCGCCTGGGTTCCCGCGCGATCAGCGCGCGCTGCAGCTGTCCCGCCTGGTGACCGAGAACCGCGATCAGTTCTTCATTGCGATGCAGCAGCTGTTCGGGCTGACCCCGACCGAGATTTCGCTGTTGCTGGGGCTGATCCAGCAGCCCAGCCTGCTGCGCGACCGCGCCACCGACACCATGACCCCGCAGACCGTGTATGTGCATCTCTGCCGTATTCGCCAGCGGCTGGCGCCGCATGGGATCGAGATCAAGACCTCGTGGGGGCACGGTTATCATTTATCGCCGGGGGGCCGTCGCAAGGTCATGAAGCTCATTTTACGGCAGGTGGCAGCCTATGAATCTTGAACAGATAATGAAACTGGTCTGGCGCGAGGCGCAGATTTACGATCCGCTCGATATCGCGCAGTGGTCGGAGTTCAGGCTACGATCGGAATGCGCTCGTCTCCGATCAGCACGACCGACGTCCACTTCTGTCCCAGCAGACCCGTCAATCCCGCCTTCGCCATCTTTTTCAAGTCACTGAACCACGGCTCCTCGCGCCAGCGGTTGGGATAGGCCGGGTCGACGATGAAGGCGATATAGGCCTCACCAGGGCGTTTACGCCCGTCTGCAAGGGTAACGACATCAGCTAGATGCGGCGAAATCACGATCTTCGACTTGGCCGGGAACCAGTAGTCCGGGATCCGCTGGTCGAGCAGCCACATGCAGTGGAAGTCGCGGCAATTGTCTGGCCGCTGCGGATAGATTGCGCAGCCGCCGCAGCCACCCACCAGGGTGTCCTTGACACCCGTCTTCGGGGCATGAATCGCATGCTGGCACCAGTCGTGCGGATCGGGCTTGCCGGCAAAGTCCGGCACTGTCATGATCTTGCAGCACATCGAGCAGCTGCCGCACTCACGCTTACGCTGGCTTATGCTCATGCCTTCTTTGCCAATGTGATCGGAGCCTTGCGCTTGTACGTGCCGCCATGGGTCTTGTGCAGGAACTTCAGCTTTTCATCTTGCTTGCGCGGGGTCAGGCCGTGGGTCTTGTTGTACTCGATCACGGCGGCATAGGCTTCGGGGTGCCGGATGATTTTGCGATCTCGCCAATAATTCCCTTCTGCGCGTTCGTGCCGATCGGCCAGCCATTGCGCGTATTCCCATGGCGTCGGGATCAGGGTCTGTCTGGATTTGTGGCTCATTGCATCCACCTCCTCGACAGATTTTAGACTTGTAAATTTACTAAGTCTAGCTATTGCAATGTGGTCACTGCGACAAAGTCCGGCGGCACGAAATAATCCGCCACCACGTCGAGTTTCCAGCCCTTTGGCACCTTGCGGCCTTCCATGACTTCGAGCACGCTGATGCCGCCGACCGCCTTGATGGCTTCGACCCGGCGCTGCAGTTCTGTCCAAATCTCAGCAACTAGTTCAGGGGTCAGGTCCATCCTGCTGCCGTAATACGTGGTCGGTCTTGTAGTCGTGGCCGTGGGGTCAGTCGCCTGGCAAACTCATGCACCAGGCCGCCGTGGACCACGAGACAAATATATTGCAAGCAATCGGCAACATGCGAGAAGCCCTCTTTGTCGAACTTCTCCGGCACCGTGCGCAGGCCGCCGTCCTTGTGCTTCTTGTAGCGGTAGCCGCCGCTCATGGCGCGCACCAGCCAGGGGCAGCCCCTGCCGTTGATCACCAGTGCCGGCCCGCCGTTTATTTGCTTACCCAGCAATGTCTCGACCGCACGCAGGCGCGGATCAACATCGTTGGTTGGCGCCGGGAACGCCGGCAGGCCCATGCGCTTGAGTGCGTCGAAGCAAGACTCTTCTGCGATCGTCCCTTTCGAAACCCCCGATGGATCGCCCACTAGGATGGTTTTGCTGGCAATGAACTTGTCGCTGAACAGCTTGGGGCGTAAATTTTGCTCGATGTGTTTCTCCAGCCCCATATTGGTAGCGGGAACTTCGAGATGAATGAGCAGTCGCCCGAGATGGTCGACCTGGCCGATCAGGCTCCAGGGATTACGGCCGAAATCCTGGCCCACGATCAGTGGGTAGCCTGGTATTACAAGGGTGTCCGCAACAACGTGGAAGCTTGGTTTAAAGGAAGCGCGGAAGACGGCCTCGCCCGATGGGTCGTCGCCGTACTGGGCGTAAACGTACCGCTTCACCCAGGGGTGCTCGCTCCCGTACATCTGCAGAAATTGCTCATAGTACTTGCGGCCCTGGGCCAGCCGTATGGGGTGATTGAAGGGAAGGGATTTTGTCTCTTCGGTCTGCAGCAGATAATTGAGATTCTCGGCGGCCGGCGCCATGCCGCTTGGCTGGATGAATACCTGCCAGTTCGGCGGGGGTTCGGTCATAAATTTGTGCCAGTCGCTGAGTTCGACTGGCAGATTGGTGTCGGCAATGATGCCGTACCAGCTGGGGACACCGCGGTTGCCGCTTGGATAGCGGCCAATGCGCCCAGAGACCGGCGCCAGTACGTCAAAATTCATCTCGATGGCTTCCGACAGCCAGGATCCCGTCAGCTGCATGGAGAGCAGCCGGGCCTGATCTTCGGCATTTTCCAGGGGAACGAAAATCCATTCTGATTTGACGTCGGCGAACTCGAGATAATAGGTGTTCTCCGACACCTTCCAGGTACCCAGGCCCTCGAGCCAGGACTGCACGTCCTTCAGCACCGTGTCCTTGAGTTGCTTCAGGGTCTGCCGCACGAACGCAAACCTGGTGTAGCGGTAGCCGTCGGGGGCCTTGGCTTGCGCCATGCTGCGGCGCAGCGCCTCCATCACACAGCCCGTGGTCTTGCCGCTGCCGACCGGGCCGGCGATGATCCGGCCGAAGGCCTGCGACTTCATGAAGGTGGCCACCGTCGGCGGAGCCGTGAAAATTACGGCCATGCGCCCACCAGTAGCACTTCGCCAGCACCGCAGCCGCCCTTGTCAGTGCCGTATTTACGTGCGAGCTCGTACAGTGGAGTGAGTTCAATCATTTTTGCCAATATCAGGGAATCTGGCTTTCACTTTGGCGCGCACCTTGGCTTCAACTGCTTTGCCTGATGCACGGGCAAGCGCGTTCCTGGCGTGCGATTTGTCGGGGATGGGGTAGCTGCCACTGCCCTTGCCGCTAGGCCCCTTCCCTTTTCCCGGTAGGGCGAAGGAACTCGAAGCTAGGCTGTTGCGGCTCCGCATCGACAGTTTGGCCATTGCTGTCTCCTGTAATTGCTTTGGTCTTGGCTTTGATCTCGGCGCTGAGCCTGGCATCGGCTGCGATGTCGTTTGGCGTTGCAATGGGCGCCGCCCTATCGTTTGGCGTTGCAACGGGCACCGCCTTATCGTCGGGGTCGATGGCGATCGATTTGTCGTAGTGCTCGATGACCTCTTTGCCTTCGGTGTCGGCGCCCAGATTGATGGTGATGACAAAGCGGTCGGTGGCCACTTTTTCTGATTTGGCCTCGCCGATGCCGGCGCCTTTCATCAGCAGTTTGCCGACGTCGGTGGATGCCGACAGGTTGGCATCCGGCGCCATGGCGCGGCGGGCGAGCACCGGAGAAAGCTGTTCGTAATAGGCCAGATTGATAAAGCGGATGCGTTCTTCGGTCGACAGAGTGCTGTTCCATTCGATCGCGATATGGTCGCGGACCTTGCGAAAATATTCATTCTTTTCAATAATTTGGTAGTCATTTTCGTCGATTCCAAAGAGCGTGAATGTCTCTTTGTAGTTGCGGATGTTCATGACGAGCTCGCGCGCGAGCTTAGCCATCTGGATCTCGTCGAAGTCTACCATGACACCTGATTAGACCCGAACTCTTAAGAGATTCTTGAGCATTGTTCGTTAGCTATGCTGGCATGAGCCCTATTCCACAGCCCGCTGCGCCACATCCGCTAGGAACCAACGTCATCAGCGTGACGCCGCCGGCGATGCTGGAGGCGCAGCTGCTCAAGCAGGAGCAGGAGCGGGCGGCGGCCGCTGCGCCCGCTCAGCCGGCTCCGCCCCAGCTGGTTGGATTCATCAAGGGCCAGTTCGAGATCTTCCGCAATCACCGCAATACTGCCAGTGGCTGGTCCGGCCGGCTGATTGAAGCGTTGCGTGCATTCAACGGTCAATACAGTCCGACCAAAATGCAAGAGGTTATGAAGTTCGGCGGGTCGCAGATCTATGCCCGCCTGACCGCGCAGAAGTGTCGGGCGGCCTCCTCACTTCTGCGCGACGTCTATCTCGGTGCCGACACGCCATGGGCGGTGCGGCCGCCGGCTGATCCGGATATCCCGGATGAGATCATGCAGAAGATCGACCAGCTACTGCAGCATGAGCAGCAGATGGTACAGCAGACCACCGGGCAGCCGCCGCCGGAGGATGCCGCCCGCACCCGCCGGATGGCGCTGATGGAGTCGGCGCAGGAGGCCGCCCGCAAGCTGGCGCAGAAGCAGGCCAAGTCCTCGCAGGACAAGATCGAGGAGTTTCTCAGGAACGGCTTCTTCTATCACGCCTTGGCCGAGTTCCTGGTGGACCTGCCGATATTTCCGTTCGCTTGCCTCAAGGGCCCGACGGTCAAGATCATTCCCGAGATCCAGTGGCAGCAGGGGCGGCCGGTGGTCAAGCAGATCCCCACCATGATGTGGTCACGGGTGTCGCCGTTCGACCTCTGGTGGACCCCCGGTGTGAGCGACATCGCCAATGCCAATGTGATCGAGAAGTCCGGCCTGACCAGGGCCGAGATCAACGACATGCTCGACCTTCCCGGCTTCAACCAGGACGAGGTGCGCGCTGTGCTGCAGGAGTATGGCCGCGGCGGGCTGTACGACAACTGGGACACCACCGATGCCGAGAGGGCGGTGTTGGAGAGCCGGGAGAACCCGGCTTGGAACAGAAGCGGCTTGATCAGCCAGATGGAGTTCCACGGCAACGTCCAGGGCGAGATCCTGCAGGACTACGGCATGCCGGGGATATCAGATCCGCTGCGGGACTATCATGTCGACGCCTATTGCATCGGCAATCACGTCATCAAGGCCAATCTCTCGCCCTCTCCCCGTGCGCGGCACAATTATTTCATTACCAGCTTCGAGAAAGTGCCGGGTACGCCGGTCGGTAACTCGCTGTGCGACCTGATCGCCGACATCCAGGACGTCGCCAACGCCACCTTGCGGGCGCTGATCAACAACATGAGCATCGCCTCCGGTCCGCAGGTGGTGGTCAATGTCGAGCGCTGCCGGCCAGAGGAGAACGTCGATGAGATGTATCCCTGGAAACACTGGCACGTCGTGTCCGATCCGGTCGGCAACAATGCCAAGCCGCCGGTCGAGTTCTATCAGCCGCAGTCCAACGCCCAGGAGCTCCTGACGGTCTTCAAGGCTTTCATCGATCTGTCTGACGACGTGTCGGCCATTCCCAAATATATCGGCGGCCAGGCGTCGGGTGGCGCCGGCAGGACGGCGTCCGGGCTGGCCATGCTGATGGGCAACGCGTCCAAGATCCTGCAAACGGTCGCGGCCAATATCGACCGCGATATTTTCGAGGTGGCGCTGCAGCAACTCGCAGATTTGGTGTTGCTGACGGATACCAGCGGTGCCTTGACCGGTGAAGAGGACATTTACGTTCAGGGCGTCAATGTTGCAGTGCAGCGCGAGACCCAGCGGCAGCGTCAACTCGAGTTCTTGCAGCACACCAACAATCCTGTGGATATGTCCATTATGGGCATCAAGGGCCGCGGTACCGTGCTGCGGTCGGTGTCGCAGACCATCGGGCTCGACGGCGACAACGTGGTGCCGTCGGACGAAGTGCTCGCCAAGAAGCAGGAGAAGCAGGAGCAGAACGAACAGGTCAAGGCGATCAACGAGCAAGTCGACAAGGGCATTCAGGCTGGAGTTGAGCAGGGCGTACAGAAGATCGCCTCAGAGCTCACAGCAGGGTTCCTGGCCTCGCATGCCGCACTGCCTGGCGAGGAAGCGCCGGGTGGCTCACCAGGCATGGGTACGCCTCCAGGCGGCTCTGGAGGTGGTCCCGCTGGTGCCCCACCCGGACCGCCAGGGATGGGACCAGGCATGGGTGGAGGCGTGGCGGGCCCACCGCGGCCAGCCAATATGGACGAGGCCGCCAATCAGGCGCGCGGCAACCAGCCCACTCCAATGTCGAACGCACCGGCTTTGCCGGGGAACGTGGTTGGGCTGCAGCGCAGACCGATGCAGCCGGGTATGCGGCCGCCGTCGATCGGTGGCGGGCCGGGATGAGAGCTTAACTAGAGGAGACTGAGATGGTGACAGGAGCGACGGGACCGACGGGACCGACGGGAACGATGACGGACTTTGTTGCCAAAATTCGGGTGACCCATCCGGACGAGATCGTGGAGGTGTCAGCCATGACTCGCGAGGAGGCGATTTCACAGCTGGTTCAGGAGCACACCGCTGCCGGCGACAAGGTCGAGGTCATGACGGTGGTGGAGAAGGAGACGGTCGTTGGTTCCACTGGTACCACCGGTACCACCGGTACCAGCGGCACCACGGGCGGCACCGGAGCTTAAATCATGGCGACGTATTTCATCCGGCAGCGGCTGAAAGGCCCGATCGGGATCATCAGTGTCGTGGCCAACAGCCGCCAGGCTGCGATTGCCATCCTCACGCAATCGGCTGCTCCAGGGACGGAGTACGAGATCTTCGATGCTTCGACGGCCCTGGCGGCAACCGGGACGACGGGTCCGACCGGTCCGCTGGGTCCGACCGGTCAGGCCTGGGAAGCCGAACCAGAAGCCACCGGTCCGACTGGGCCATGAAGATTGCTTGGAACGCCATTGTAAAAAATGAAGAGGCAGTGATTGAACGCTGCATCCGCAGTCTGTTGCCATATGTCGACTACGCCATCGTGGTCGATACTGGTTCGGAAGACCGGACGCCGGAGAAGATATCGCGGTTGTTTGCGGGCGCCCGCAAGCCGTTCGAACTGCACTATGCGCCGTTCGATAATTTCTCTCAGGCCCGCAATGTCGCCCTGCAGCGGGCACGCGAGTCTCCGCTGGAGTGGGACTATCTGCTGCTGGCTGACGCTGACATGGAGTTGCGGGTTGAGAACCCGGACTGGACTAAGAAGTTAAATGGCGGTCCGGCTTATGACATGCGGCAGGTTGGCGGGGCGCTTGGCTACTACAACAAGCGTCTGGTGTCACGGCAGGCGACAGGTAATTACGCTGGAGTTACCCATGAATATCTGGATGTTCCATCATCCGGTGTTATTGCTGGTGCTGATTTTGTGGATCATGCTGACGGCTATAATCGGCCTGACAAGTTTGCTCGAGATATTGCTCTACTGGAGCAGGCGCTCGCTACGGAAACAAGTCCGGGATTGATCGAACGCTATCATTTTTATCTGGCGCAGTCGTATTACGATGCTGGGAGGTTCAACGATGCTATTACGCACTATCGAAGGCGGGTTGAGCTTGGCGGCTACGCAGAAGAGCAGTGGTACGCTCAAATGCGGCTTGCGCACTGTCACCGAAATCTCGGGGACCACGTTCATTTTTTGTGGGAAATGCTTCGCGCTTATTCTATGCGTCCCTCGCGAGCAGAGCCCATCTATGAACTTGCGAGCTATTTCCGAGTACGAGGAGAAAATTTCACCAGCTTGCTCTTCTCTGAGCCTGGACTGGGATTTTCAGTGCCCAGAGGCGATCTCCTTTTCATCAATGATTATGTCTATAAGACTGGTCTGAGAGAAGAGTTTGCGATCTGCGCTTATTACGACGAGCACCGTCGTTCTCGCGGGGCCAAGGAGACCAATAAGCTGGCGCTGGAGGGTAGTGTCCAGGCGCGGTTCAACCAATTTTGGTATCTGCAGCCGCTGGCGGCAGCGGTGCCGTCATTCCAGACCAAGCGGATTCAGTTCATTCCGCCTGACGGCTATGTCGATTGCAATCCATCGGTGATCAATCATGCTGGCAAGCTTCTTACATTGGTGCGGACGGTCAACTACACAATCACTCCAGAAGGCCAATATCGGATTCGCGCCAGCGATGGCTCGCTCGCTGGTGATCATCCTATTTGTACTCGCAATTTTATTGGCTCTGGCCCTGACGACTGGCGAGAGATAGGTCTTCCTGAAAATTTTCCAGAGCCGAAATATCAGATGGTGCGTGGGTTTGAGGACTCACGGCTTTTTCAGCGTGGTCAAGAACTTTGGACACTCTCGACCGTTCGAGAACTGACCCCCGAAGGATGGTGCGAACAAGTTCTAGCGCCACTTGATCGCTCAGAGGGGAGCGGGAGTTGTTGCTACGGAGACAACTGGAAACAAATCCTTCCAAGTCATCGTGTTCATCAGAAGAACTGGATGCCGTGGTCGATGCCATGGTCTGATGGAGGGGACGAACTTCAGTTTGTTTACCGGCTCGGGACATTGGTCAACTCCAAGGGTGAGGTGATCGCACAGCATGATTTTGATTTTGATGTTTCGCATATTAGTGGAGGGTCACAGGTTGTCAAAGTCGATGATCGGCTATGGCTTGCTTTGGTTCATGAGGCACGGACCATTCCTGATCGTTCTAATCGATATTATCAGCATCGGTTCGTTGTTTTTTTATCTGATGGCCGGATAGAGCGGATCTCGCCGCCGTTTTTCTTTCATGACCGTCAGATCGAGTTCGCTGCAGGACTGGCGTATTTTATCGAAAACGATGAGATCGTGATCTCTTATGGTGTGCGTGATTGTCAGGCATGGCTTGCGACTATGGAGCTCGATGAGGTGTTGTCTTTTATTTATGGAGAGGCGCTGTGATTACGGTGGTCACTGCCTTTGTGCCAATCCCTGGCCATCCACGGTCGGAGGAGGAATACGATCGGTTAGGAGAGCCACTGCTTAAAAATATTGATGGTAAAGTGCTGTTTGCAAAAGGCGATTTGGAGCATTGCTGGCTGAGCCGATATTTGAGTGAGAATTACAAATCGTCGGATTTTTCTTGGTCGGTAGCGGACAATCCGCAGAAAAATTCGCTCGCTTATCACATCATCCAGGCGCAGAAGACCGAGTGGCTGGAGATTGCTACCGACGTTGATCCGTTCTCGGACGTGTTCGTTTGGATCGACTACGGCATTTTTCATGTTCCGGGAGTGACAACTGCGATCATTGACGCTTTTTTGCGCCGTGCAGAAAACGAACTGACAATTGCAATTCCGGGCTGTTTGAAAAAAGACGAATTCAAATATGATGACAATCATCCGTGTTGGCGGTTCTGCGGCGGGGTGATGGTGGTGCCGCGTGGATTTGTTGCGCCGTTCAATATCGCGATGAAGGATGAATATGTGCGTTGGCTGCATAAAACCAAAAATATTTCGTGGGAAGTGAACACGCTCGCGCGGTTGGAGCAGCAGGATCCTGACTTTCCAGTTTGGTGGTACCAAGCCGATCACGACAAGACGCTTTTTACCAACTATCGGGCAACGGAGAACGCCGATGGCCGGCAAACGCAAGCGGACCTACGAGGGTTCGAAAGCGGATATTGCTGAGGACAAGCGTGGTGCTAGGCGGTTGAAGATGTCGCTCAAGCAGTATGAGCGCACGGCTAAGGACAAGGCCGAAGACAAGCGCGGTCAGGTGAGATTTGAAAGGGTGAAGTCATGACGATCGATTGCAGTGTGCCACGCCATCTCATGGTCATGCGTTCGCTCAACGGTATGACCGAGACACCGGGTTCGGCCAACAATCCCAAGATCATGGCTATGCGCGATTGGATCGCATGCACTTATGGGGACATGAAGAGCTATTGCGAACTGTACACTGGTGACGATGTAGCGTGGTGCGGACTCACGGCGGCTTTTTGCATGACCGTTGCTGGTGTTCGTCCGCCATTTGGTAAAACGGATACTGATAAATTCCTTTGGGCACTCTCCTGGGCAGACGATGAAGGTTACGAGTTTCTAGACAAGCCGATTTTGGGATGCATCGTGGTGTTGTCGCGTTCGGGTGGCGGCCATGTGACGTTCTATGAGAGCACGAGTGGTTCTAATTATATGTGTCGGGGCGGCAATCAAAGTGACCAAGTGAATTTGGCGCCACAGGCGATCAGCAATGTCGTTGCGCTGGTTTGGCCGCAAGGTGTGCCAAAGCCGGTGCCGGGACCGACTCCTCCTCTTCCTGGGCCGACTCCAGGCCACAAGACGGTGCAGAAAGGAAGCGAAGGACCGGATGTTATTGCGTTGCAGACATCATTGGGTGTGCTGATTCCTGACGGTGATTTCGGTTCGATCACCGATACCTGGGTGCGGGCGTTTCAGGCGTCGTGTGGTCTTGGAACTGATGGCGTCGTCGGGGATGCGACCTGGAAGCAAGTCGATGCTCTGGATGCGCGGGTGAAAACGGGAGTGCTGCCGCTGCCGCAGGCGCTTGTCGATCAGATTTACACCATGGCGCAGGAGTCAGAGATCGCGGACTATTCGTGGCCTGGTCGTGGTGTTATGCCTCCCGGATATATTGCCGGAATGGCGTTGAGCTTTGCCTATGCTGCGCGCATGGGCGGTGATGCGCGCGATGTCATGGAGAAGGCGCAAGGGAATCCAGATAAAGATGCGTTGGCTTGGTACGAGCCACAGTTTACAAAACTTGGCATGAGCAACAAAACGGCTGGCATTGCTACGATGCGGCATCTGTTCGTGATGATGATCGGGCTTGGTCCACGCGAATCGAGTGGCAAGTATTGCGAAGGCCGCGATATGAGCGCCAGCAATGTGGCGTCTGATACCTGCGAGGCTGGTCTATTTCAAACTAGCTGGAATATCAGGAGCGGTAGTTCTGCAATCGGACCATTGCTTCCAGAGTTTTGGAATAATCCGAACGGGTTCCTGTCGCAGTTCAAGGAAGGCATTTCGCCAACGTCGAACAACTTGAATTCGTATGGCAGTGGTGATGGTGTGAAGTACCAGTGGTTGTCACGGTTCTGTCCGCTGTTTCATGTCATGGTCACGGGCGTTGGCATGCGTGTGCTCAGAACTCACTGGGGTCCAATTGGGAGACAAGATGTGACTCTCAAGAAGGAGGCTGACGATCTGTTGCAGTCGGTGCAGGAACTGATCGTTGGAGTTGCGTGAGCATATGGACAAGGAGCAGCTGACAGGCGTGATGCGTATTTTTGTTCCAAGCATGGTGGCTTGGTTCAGCGCGCGCGGGCTCGTTGCCGCTGATCTGGTCGGACCGATGACCGACATGGTGATCAACGTGCTGGTTGGTATAATTCTGCTTGGTGCAATGATCTGGTCGTTCGTGGCGACCTCGAAGACGGCGCAGATCGCCAAAGTGGCGGATATGCCTGACGTCAAAAAGGTGGTGACATCGGTAGAGATCGCAGAGGGGACGCTGAAGGACCATGACAAGGTGGTCGAGAGATAAGGCTCCGCAATGTGGGAGATGCTCAACGACAACAAAAGCGCTGTAGCGTTTATCCTGTTTTTGCTGGGACAGGTTGTGCTTGCTTTGGTGTGGGGAGCACATATCGATCAGAAGGTCACAGAATTGGCTGCGCATGTGGAAGTGCTTGATGCGGTAGGAGGGCGGCAGGTGCATTCGACCTTGGCGCGGATCACCAATTTGGAACGTAGTCTGGATAAGATTGGTGAGATACTGACAAAGATGCCGGTGATCGACGAGCGCATCACGGTGTTGCGGCAGCAGGTGGTCGAATTGAACCAACAGACCAAGGCAGTCTACAAATTACAGTCTGAAAATAGTACGCCGGTCGATATCGACAATCTGCCGGAACATTTGAAGGCTCCGTTACAAAAGCTGCAAAAGGAATTAGACGAGGACGCGAAGTGAAAGGAGAGTGTCATGGATTTTGGAGCGATGATCAAGGTCGCTATGTTGTTGCTATCTAAGCGCGATGAAGTCGGCAAAGCACTCGATCTTATTCGTCAGGTTACCAATGTGATCGGTGGGGTGCAGGCACAGGCGGCAACAGTAGCTGCTAGTCCTGGTCCGGCGGCTGGGAGCATGGCTTGGTTGCAAGAGTCGCTCAATAAATTGAACAATGCCAAGCTTGAAGTCGATGGTGAGTATGGTGCGGCGACCAACAAGGCGGTAGCTGCATTTCAGAAGGCGAACGACCTTACCGTGGACGGTTGGTGTGGTGCTACTACACAAGCTGTAATTATGAAACAACTGGGACTCATATGAGAGAAAACTGGCGTGGTTCGCTGTAAAAGCTGATGCAGTAAAAGCAAGATTAAAGGCTGAAGCACGTAGGGGGCAGTTAGTATGATCCCTGAACTACCAGCTTTACTACTAGGACTCTGGTGCGGAGTGGTGCGGTGGGAGTATGAGCCTGACGTACTGATTTATACCCGTGGTGGCTGTCTTGCAGGTGACAACTTTTTACAGGTGGAGAAGCGTCAACTGCAGAGTCTACGTGCCACTTGTTATGTCACCAAGGTAGCGCGTCTTGGAATTGATCGTTGGGCGGGATCGAACGAAATGGTCTATACAGCGTGGGGAAATTGTAAAGATCACGAGACGACGTGGGAACAGAGAGTGACCTTGCTGGAGAATGATTATCTCAAGGTACGGTCTGATCATATGATCTACGAGCTAAATTACAAAGGGCGTGGACGTTCGCTCATTCAATGGTAGGGCGCTGGGTGTCGTTGGGTGATTCGAAAAACATGGCACAGAAGATTGTACTACGAAATGTTAGGGCGAGAGAGAGGTAGGACGCGATTTGCACGCGATCGAATGAACAACGGCCGTGGTTGCAAGCGCGGATCTCGGGTGCTGTATCATGGAGAGCCCCGCATCTTCGCTTTCTTCGTGATGCGTGCGATGGCAAAGTCCCTACGATGGGAGCCTCTATATGAATCCTGGACCAGTCGAAGAAGTTGGCAGTACCGCGCGCGGTTTCATATCGGCGATGGGCTCGAACCCAGTCATGCTTGGCATGGTGCTTGTTGTTCTCGCACTGATCGCTATGCTGTTTGTGACGCTGCGGTTCGCAGCAGAGGCGCGCAAGACCGAATTCGAAATGATCTTTGCGCAGCAGAAGGAAGTGCAGAGTATCTTATCGCGCTGCGTGGTCGTACCGGCACCGGGACCAACGGGAGCTGCACCGTTCCGGCTGCAAAGTGGTGAAAGCCATCCGGTGATTTTGCCGCCGCGATCAATCATCCCACCGTTCGAGGATAAGCCGTGAGAAAGCTTATGCTCGACGCGCTCGACGCGGCGGGTGACTGACTTACTGTGGCAGAGGAGAGTATAGCACAAATGCTCGATCATTCGGTCGGAAGCGGTCAACACAGTTACGAAGCGCGGGGGGCGGATTGCTATGAGACGCCACCGGAAGCGGTCGAAGCGTTGTTGAAAGTTGAGAAGATTCCGGAATGGGTCTGGGAGCCGGCATGCGGTCCGGGCAGTATTGTGCGAGCATTGGTGGCTGCAGGGCACAATGTGCTAGATTCTGATCTGCATGATTATGGACAGTATTACAAAACTGATTTTTTAGCTCCTGACACTTCTGTTCCTTGGCATGGATGCTACGAGTTCGAATGCATCGTCACCAATCCGCCCTATCGGTTGGCGCAGCAGTTTGTTGAGAAGGCGCTCGAGCTCAAGGTTCCGCTGGTGATCATGTTGCTACGGCTGGCATTCCTCGAGAGTGAACGTCGACGGCGTATTTTGGAGCATTCTGGGCTGGCGCGCATTCATGTGTTTCGTAATCGCCTGCCGATGATGCATAGGAAGGATTGGAATGGACCGAGAGCCAGTAGTGCCATCCCGTTCGCCTGGTTCGTCTGGGAGCGCGGACACAAAGGACCAACGACCATCGATCGAATTTCCTGGGAGGGTAATTGATTGTCGACCGTTCAATTTCAACTTGGTGGTACGCTCAAGTTTCTGATCGAAGAGCCGAAAGGTTACGTGTTGGTCACTGTTCAATACGACAGGTTCACTCTAACAGCAAAAGGTGATGTTATGGCCTACAAGCTCCCTGACGACAAGCAAGCTAAGGTGCAAGTTGCGTATGTCGATGCCAAGGGTCATCCGGCTTCCGTCGACGGTGACGTAACTTGGAGTTCATCCAATGAGGGTGTTGCATTGGTGCAGGTCGATCCTGCTGATTCGACCATTGCGACCGTGGTTCCTGGCGATCAGCTTGGGCAGGTGCAAGTGACTGCAACTGCTGATGCTGATCTCGGTGCAGGCGTGACGGAACTTGTCACTCTCATGGACGTAGAGGTTATTGGTGGGCAGGCTGTTGCCGGCACGATTACACCGGTTGGAGAAGCAACACCGATATCTTAAGGGCGGACCAATGTGTAGACGCCGTATTTATTTCCGGGGGGAAAATCGGCATTTTCCCTGGATTCGGGAGTACTACTACTTGTTCAACAGGAGGCGAACTTACTAGGGAGGTTGTCATGCCATTAGGGATCGCATTCTGGGTCATCATGATCGTTTGGTTTGTGTTTGGGCTGATCCTGCACTTTGGTGTGGTGGCCGCTGGTGCATGGGGTGCGACTGTCAGTTCTGTCTTGTTGTTCGTGTTGTTTGCTATTCTAGGCTGGCAGGTTTTTGGTCCAGCGATTCACCGATAGAATGAAAATCCCACCGCCAATCTTTCTGATGTCGGCTTTTTTGATGGCAGCGTTCTTGGTGACGATGTGCGGGACGATGTGGCGATAGCGATTGGGATTTTTTTGCTGATCCTGCTGATGCTGGCAGCCGTGGCTTATTTCGGCTGGGTGCGTTGGGAACCGCTGCCTTAACATTTTCTTAAGATTTAACGCCTAACTTCCCTCTATGGACCCAAATCCGTGGAGGTTTTCTTATGGTCGCACCCACCAAGACGAAAGAAGCCCAGCACAACGTCGAGTTTGCCGAAGGTGGCGACACCAAGATGTTCGGCAAGCAGGCGGCGGGGCCGGACAAGCCTGGCAACACCGGCAAGGATCCGTCTGCGGCTCCGGGGCCGAAATATGCGGCTGGCGGCTCAAACAAGATGTTTGGGTTTAGCCCGTCGCAGCCGCAGCAGGCAGGCAGGACGAGTGCGCGCTGATGCCGCCCAGGATCCCCAGGATTGCAGCATCGCCCCGGCCGTTGGGGCGGCCAAAGATCATGGATCCGTCGAAGTCGGTGATGGCGGCACCGCGGATCAAGCCAATTAGCACCCGCGAGTACGGCAAGGGCGGCACGCCCTATTCCAGCGGACCAGATATGGGTGTTCGTGGGGCCGGCATTATCGGGCCGATGGGTCCAGGAGGGTACAACCCCTATGGCACGTAATCGACCATATAAGAAAGATCTGACGCCGTTGACCAAAGGCGGGTCAATCAAGACTCACGTCGGCAAGGGAGCTCGCGAGCAATCTCGAGACTCGAGCGGTGCCGAATCATTGACTGGCGGTGATCCGATGCAGGGTATGGCGAATCAGTATCCCAAGGCAGCGCCGGAAGCGCCATCGGAGCCGGAAGAGCCCCCCGTGCCGATGGGCCAGGCACCGTCGCGGGCACCAACGGCGATGATGCCTCCAAGTGGGGGTGGCGATGACGATGAGGCTGCATGAGCACAACAGACGAGTTGTCAAAACGAGCTCGTTATATGCGCAACGCCTCACCGCAGGCCTTCCTCGATTTCTATGCGGCGTTTGTCGATTACACCGACCGTCAATACGAGGTGATGGTCCATACCACTGAGAATCTTCCGAATGCGCAAGGTCATGCGCAGCAGTGCAAGAAGATTCTGGATGTTCTAGAGGGAGTTAAGAATGGTTGATGTCGTAGTCGATCAAATTCCGAAACCGCACGCTCCTTACGATCCGAATGATATCCCAAAAGCTGTGCGCGATCGCGCTGCGGCAATTGATGCTCTATATTCCCAGAATTCACAGACGCCGGAACCTGAGAATATGGTTCCGGATGCGCAGATGCCGGCCCCGCAGGAACCCTCCCCCCCGACTCCCGCTCCGGCATCTGCTGCTCCCCCACCCCCGGAAGAGCTTGATGATAATTCCAACACTTGGAAGAGCCGCGCCCTGTCAAAGGAAGGGCGGGAACGCAAGGAACTCGAACAACTCAACAGGGATCTCGGTGAACTGCAGGAGAAGTATTACAACGAGGTGGTCAAGAGCCAGCAACCGCAACGGCGTGCTGCACCTAAAATTTCTCCTCCGCAGTTTTTAACTCCGGAAGATGAGCAGAATTACGGCCGGGATTTGCTCAATGTTGCCCAGCGGGCAGCGATGGAGACGGTCGCGCCGCATTTGCAAAATCTTGAGCAGAAGAACAATGAGTTGCGGCGGCAGTTGGCAAAGGAGCAGCGGCGGCAGCTTGATAATGCAGTTGAGATAGCGATACCGGATTATCGCGAGATCGATCGTAATCCGCGCTGGCACCGCTGGCTGCTGGGGATTGACGTTTTATCCGGTCGTGTTAGACAGACTCTGTTGAACGAGGCGATTTCAGCTGGCGCTGCCCCTAGAGTCGTCTGGTTCTTCAAAAGCTTCCTTTCGGAGGAAGTGGCCACAGGTCACGTTGAGTCAGCGTCTGGATCCCAGCCAGCACCTGCTCCTAGGGAACCGACGATATCCCTGACTAGCCTGGCGGCTCCTGGACGTGCTCGACCGGCGACTGGAGGCGATGCCTCGTTGCCAACCGACAAGCCCGTCTACACACGCGCTCAGATCAAACAGCTGTATGAGCAGCATCGTAAGGGTGCCTATACCGGTCGTGAGGCCGAGTGGGCACGATTGGAAGCTGACTTTTTTACGGCTCAGAGAGAGGGGCGCTACCGGTCTTAACCGGGGGCTGCGCCATCCAGATATAAGCTGAAGGGGTAGTCCCCATAGCAAGGGACCACCTCAATGCCTATTCCGGCAGCTGGGTTTGGTATTGCTACTGCTGGCAGTACTCCTCCCCTTACTCCTGTTGGCTCGATTGCTAACACCCTCCAGGCCACTGGGTTTATTCCGGAGATCTGGTCGGCCAAGCTGATCGAGAAATTCTACGCCTCCACTGTCCTCGCGGCGATCAGCAATACCGATTACGAGGGCGAAATTCAGAATATGGGCGACCGGGTGAAAATCCGGACCAAGCCCACCATCACCATTCGCGACTACTTGGCTGACGGTCTGCTTGGTCTCGATCGTCCGTCCGGTGGTTCGGTCGAGCTCTATATCGGGATCGGCAAATACTTCAGCCTGATCCTGGACGATGTGATGGAGGTGCAGTCTGACCTCAACATCCTCAGCATGTGGAGCGATGATGCTGCCCAACAGCTGAAGATTGTAGTAGATCGCGATGTACTAGGGGGAATTATAAATTCTCCTGCTGCTAAGAACAAGGGAGCGACTGCCGGGATAATCTCAAGCAGTCTCAATCTTGGCGCTCATACTACGCCGTTGGCGGTGAAGCTTTATCCCACTCCTGGTACTGACATCAGCATCCTCGACGTGCTGCTGCGACTCGGTCAGGCGTTGGATGAGCAGAACATCCCGGAGCAGGGTCGTTGGGTTGTCATGTCCGCGGCCGCCGGCCGCTACATCAAACAGTCCGAACTCCGGCAGGCTTATCTGTCGGGTGATCCGGTGTCCATGTTGCGGAATGGTAGGCTGGGTCAGGTGGATCGGTTCACGGTCTACATCTCGAACTTGCTTCCCAGCAATGCGACGGATGGCACCAACTTCGCGGCTGGTGAGCAGGTCATCTATGCCGGACATGCTCACGCGCTCACGTTCGCCTCGCAGATTTCTAAGGTGGAAACTCTGCGATCCGAACTGACGTTTGGTCAGATCCTGCGTGGGCTCCAGGTGTACGGCTATCAAGTGGTTGATCCAACCGCACTTGCTGCTGCTTACGTCACTCTGGCTTAACCGTTTCTTAAGGATTGAGCCCTAGACTCCTTCGGAACGAAGGAGCCTAGGGTGGTCACATCTCCCAGTTGGTATGGCGATTTCAGTGACCGTGATCAGCCCACGCTGAACACGGTCGCTGATTATGTCGAGGAAGCACGGACCCTGCTGCAGGACATAATTCCTGGTTATCGCTACGAAGATCCGTCGCTGTTGAGGGCACTCAATCTGACCTTGCTGGAGGCCAAGCGGCTGCGGTCGGATCTGTTCGTATTCAACCGGGTGGTCAGGGGCCAGGTGCAAGCATTCAAAAAAGTCGACGACACCTATGTCGAGATGGAGCCGCAGTTCCGGTTGGCCATCATGCATGGAATTGTCGGCCATGCGCTCGAGCGCGATCAGGAGGATTACGAGGATCAAAGAGCGACGACCTTCCTGGGGATGTTCACGCAAGGGCTGGTTGGACACGGGTTAGGTCCAGTCAGTGGTGGCTCGCCGCCAACCGGTAAACGCAGCGGGAAGGGCGCATGAGCAAGAAAAAAGAAGATCCGTGTGATGCTTACTGGGCGCAATTGATGGGCCAGGCCAGCGTGTCATTGGCCGGTGCGTCTGATGTCGGGTTGAAGGTTCAGCTGTTCGATACCCTGCAGCGGTTTTTTGACGAGTCGAATTGCTGGCAAGAATGGATTCGGTTCACCGTTATCCCTGAGACGCTCGACTACCCGTTGAGGCCGGTTAATGGCGGTCAGATCTTGCGGTTGCTGGGGGTGGTCAACCAGCTTGCGACTGGGCAATCGGCGATCATGCCGGAGATCGGCACGGTACGGTTTCTTTATCCGTACACTGACGTGCAGGACATGACGGCGGTGGTAATCAAGACCGTTTCTGATCCCCTGCAGTGCTTTCCGCCAGGCATTCCCGAATGGTTGTTGCCGGCGCATTACCTCACGATTTTGAGTGGAGTGCTTGGCGGCATGATGTTGCAGCCGGGGTCGAGCTACAGCAATCCGCAGCTGGCCAATTATCACACCCAGAAATTCCGTGACGGTATTGCGCATGCACGCACGGCGATGATTCGGGCAAATGCTGTCGGATCCACCTCATGGGCATTTCCGCAGCAATTCCGAGTGTCCGGTCAGAAGGGTGGTGTGAGCACGTTCAACGTACATCCGACGCCAAGGTGATCCATGGACTGCGTTTGTGCAAAATGTTGCAACGGACACAGCGTGACGTCGGCGCATGTCGATCTTGCAATTGACAACAATGGTACTTGGCAGGATGCGTTTCAGTTCGGTGAGCCGACGGATACGACCTGGACGTTGGATGGCCAACTGTTCGAACTCGATGTGCAGCTAAGTCCTTATGATCTTGTACCGTTATTGCATCTTGATACAGGCGGTGGACGGATCGTCATCGATGATGTGGTACAGCGGGTTATTCATTTGAACGTGGCTCCTGCTGATATTCAGACTAGTCTTCAACCTGGAGCTTATATTTACGATCTTGTGATGGTGAGTGCTGCGAGTCCGGCGATTCGAGTGCCGTTGATGCACGGCACTGTGTTTGTATCACAGGGGGTCACTTACCCATAAAATGCCGATCGTCGACAATGAGCCAGCACAAATACGAACCAGGCCCGTTGTCGTCACCCACGGGCCAACAGGAAGCACTGGCCCTTCTGGAGGGCCTACCGGACCAACAGGAGCTCTTGGTCCTGCGGCTCCTGGATCCACAGGTGCAGCAGGATCCAGAGGTCCAACGGGACATACTGGTTCAACTGGTGCAGGTGCTTTTACAGGACCAACTGGAATCCAAGGACTGACTGGCCCTGTTGGTCCTATCGGTTTACAGGGGCTGACAGGTTCTATTGGTCCTACTGGTCCTGTCGGTTCACAAGGGACGTTTGGTCCGACCGGCCCGACCGGTTCAACCGGGCTTCCAGGTTTTGCGAGCAACACTGGTGCGACCGGATCAACCGGCGCGTTTGGTGGTCCCAGCGGGCCAACGGGCAATACCGGGCCTACGGGCAATACCGGGCCGACGGGCAATACCGGGTCGATCGGGTTGCCGGGAACTGCAGCGAACACGGGTGCGACTGGTCCGACCGGTCTACCGGGTACTCCCGGCGGTCCGACTGGCACGACTGGCACAACGGGTCCGACCGGGCCTAATTCATCTGCCATCACTGTCGTCATTGATGGCGGCGGTTCGACACTCTCCACCGGTATGAAAGGCTATGTGGAGGTGCCGTATGTCGGCACGCTCGCACAGGTCGACATGGTTGCCGATCGTTTTGGTAGCATTGTTGTGGACATCTGGAAATGCAGTTTTGCGCAGTTCGATGCCGGACAGACGCATCCTGTTGTTGCCGATTCAATTACCGGTGCTTCGCCGCCGGCACTCAGCGCGGCTATCAAGACGCAGAATCCGTTGTCTGGGTGGACTACGAGTTTAGCACCGGGAGATATCCTAGGGTTCAATGTGAACAGCGTGGCGACAATCCAGCGCGTTACACTGACCTTGAAATACAACAGGTGACGCCATGGCTTTCTTTTTTGGCGATGGATTTGATCTGTATGCGGCATGTGTTGATGCCACGTTGAATTATTGGGATCCTGCTTCGTTAAATCCAAGCAGTAGTTCTTTGATAGCAGGACGGTTTCCAGGCTCGCGGGCATGGAATTTCAGTAGCTCTACGACGTTGATCAAGGCCAGCAATGTCAACGATGCTGTGCATCATTTTTTTCTGGCTTATCTAGTAACGGCTGCTCCCAGTGGTTCGTCGAACGGTTTTTACATCCAGTTGTTTGACGGCACGACGGCGCAGTGTTCGGTGGTGTTTCGTACTGACGGTGCTATCCAACTGGTGTTGGGTGGTCCGACCAGCGGTAATATCCTGGCGACCTATACCGGTGCGGTCAATGCGGCTGGTGCCTGGATCACGTTCGAGATCGAGGTGGTGATCAGTAATACTGTCGGCTCGATTGCTGTGCGTAAGAACGGTAATCCCAGCAACGACTTTTTCCTGGGTTCGCTCGATACGCAGACTTCGGCTAACGCTTATGCCAATAAAATTCAGCTTGGTGCGTCGGCAATCGTTCTCTACATCGATGATTTTCTCTGGCGGTCTGATGCGAGCGTGCCGTGGGTCGGTGATATTCGCTGTTACACGCGATCTCCGGTGTCGGATGTATCGGTGCAGTTTTCGCGCACGTCGGCACCGTTCACTTCGTTGCTGTGGAATCCGATTGGTGTAGGTAATACGTTTGCCGCCAACACAGCCTATTATTTCAAATTTACAGCCAACAACAGTGGTTTGCTAAGTGGCTTGTCGTTTACTTTGTCTGGTGGTGGTACCGGACATGCGAAGGGAGCTTTGTACGATGTCAATCCAGGTGGTGGTATTGGTAATGTTCTAGCGACAACATCTGAGGTTACCAATCCGTCTTCGTCGCCGCTTGTGCTCAATTTTCCATCACCAGTTCATGTCACGCAAGGACAGACC